GGGCGGTGTCGCCGTCCCGATAAGGGGAGGGCGATGCAGAGTTCGCATATCGAATGGCTGGCCGAGCGGCCGGGCGAGCGCGACCGGCTGTTGCGGTCGCTGGGGCCGGTGGCGAGCGAGGCACTGGCGCATGACTGGGGCGCTGTGGCGCGGCCGGGGCAGGTGGCACCGCCGGGCGATTGGCGCATCTGGCTGATGATGGCGGGGCGCGGCTTTGGCAAGACGCGGGCCGGGGCGGAATGGGTGCGGGGGATTGCCGAGGGCGATCCGGGCGCGCGGATTGCGCTGGTTGGTGCGACGCTGGGCGAGGCGCGGCGGGTGATGGTGGAAGGCGCGTCTGGGCTGCTGGCGATTGCACCCTGGTGGTGTCGCCCGGTCTTTGCGCCCGCGCTGCGCAAGCTGCTATGGCCCAATGGCGCGGTGGCGACCCTGTTCGGGGCGGCAGAGCCGGAGAGCTTGCGCGGGCCGCAGTTCAGCCACGGCTGGGCCGACGAGATCGCCAAATGGCCCTTTGCGGAAAGCGCCTGGGATAATCTGATGATGACGATGCGGCTGGGTAGCGCGCCGCGGGTGATGGCGACGACGACGCCACGGCCGGTGGCGCTGGTGCGGCGGTTGGTGACGGATGGCGATGTGGTCGTGACGCGCGGGCGGACGGTGGAGAATAAAGCCAATCTGGCCGATGGCTTTATCGCGGCGATGACGCGCAGCTATGGCGGCACGCGGCTGGGGCGGCAGGAACTGGACGGCGAATTGATCGAGGAGGTGGCGGGGGCTTTGTGGAGCCGTGACCTGATCGAGCGGTGCCGGGTGGCGCATGTGCCGGGCGGCGCGGGCGACGCGGCGCTGTTGACGCGGGTGGTGGTGGCGGTCGATCCGCCTGCGTCGGCGCATGGCGATGCGTGCGGGATCGTGGTGGTGGGCCTCGGCCGGGACGGGCGCGGCTATGTGATCGCGGATGCCAGTGTCGAGGGCTGTTCGCCCGAAATATGGGCGCGCGCGGTTGCGGCGGCGGCGCTGGTGCATGGCGCGGACAAGGTGGTGGCCGAGGCGAATAATGGCGGCGCGATGGTGACCAGCGTGCTGCGTGCGGCGGAAGAGGCGCTGCCGGTGCGGCTGGTCCATGCGAGCCGGGGGAAGGTGGCGCGGGCCGAGCCGGTGGCGGCTTTGTACGAAGCCGGGCGGGTGGCGCATCGCGGGGCTTTCCCGGCGCTGGAGGATGAGATGTGCGGGTTGGTGCTGGGCGGCGGCTATGAGGGGCCGGGGCGATCGCCGGACCGGGCGGATGCGCTGGTGTGGGCGCTGAGCGAGTTGATGCTGGGGCGGCAGGGGGTGGCGCAGGTGCGGGGGTTGTAGACGCGGAACTTGGCGTGGCATCCGATCGTTTCGGCGGCATCATATCAAGGATTTACGGAGTGACGCGCATGAAGACGGTCAAGATTTTGGGTGCCCTGGTGGGCGTGACGTTGGTGGCATCGCCGGTGCTGGCGGCGTCGTTGAGCAGCAAGGAGCGGGCGCGGGTGGCGCGGGCTGCGCCGCGGGATCGCGACGATGTGCGCTATTGCCTGTTGCAGGGCAAGAAGGGCCGCGACAAGGGCACGGTGATTGGCGCGGCCGGTGGGGCTGGCGTCGGGTTGCTGGCGGGCGGCGGGGTTGGCGAGACGCTGCTGGGCGCGGGCGCGGGTGCGCTGGCCGGGCGCGTGATCGGCAAGAGCGAGGGGACGAACTCGACCTGTGACCGGGTGTTGGCGCGGAATAGGTGAGGGTGGTGCGGCTGATGCGGTTTTCCCCTGTAAGGCAGGGCAATCGCATATGACACCCAACCTATCCAAAGTCGTCACCCTGAACTTGTTTCAGGGTCCATCTATCACCACGAGCCGCCGTTTTTGGGGCACGATGGATGCTGAAACAAGTTCAGCATGACGAAGAAAATGGCGTGCGCTCCATTTACGATAGCCCTGCCCTGCCATGGAAGGGGAGGTGGCAGGGCGTAGCCCCGACGGAGGGGCGTTGCCGTCTCGATAGGGTGACACCCCTCCACCGGCTTCGCCGGTCCCCCTCCCCTTACAGGGGAGGATTTTTGCGTTTCAGATGATGGGGGCATTTAGCCCCCTCTCCAAGCTACGGTAGGCGGCTTCGCCGCTCACCTTCGCTATCCTCTCCCCCGCTGGGGAGAGGATTTTTTTATGGGCGGGGACAAATCCATGAAATTCTTTGGGATGAAGGCGGCGGCATCTGCGGATGCGCGGCCGGTGTTGGCGCGCGCCTGGGGGACCGGGGCGGTGGCTTTGGGGGAGTGGCCTGCCAGCTATGAGGCGCAGGTGCGTAGCGGCGTGATGGGCAATGCGGTGGCGCAGCGGGCGATGCGGCTGGTGTCCGAGGGGGCGGGGGCCTGTCCGCTGAAGGTTGGCGGGGTTGAGGACGCGGCGCGGGTGTTGGCGTTGGTGGGCCGCGCGTCGGCGGGGCAGGGGTTGGTGGAGACGCTGGCTTGTCATTTGTTGTTGCATGGCAATGCCTATGTGCAGGTCATGGTGGGGGCGGATGGGATGCCCGCCGAGCTGTTCGCGCTGCGGCCTGAACGGGTGTCGGTGGAGGCGGATGCGCGGGGGTGGCCTGCGGCCTATTTGTATCGGGTGGGGGAGAGCGTGACGCGGCTGTCGCCCGACGATGGCGCGGGGCGGCCGAGCGTGTTGCATTTGAAGGCGCTGCATCCGCTTGACGACCATTATGGGCTGGGTTGCGTCGGCGCGGCGGCGGGGCCGGTGGCGATCCACAATGCGGCCAGCGTCTGGAACAAGGCGCTGCTCGACAATGCGGCGCGGCCGAGCGGGGCGATGGTCTATGAGCCGGGCGATGGGTCGGTGCTGTCGCCCGACCAGTTCGAACGGGTCAAGCGCGAGATGGAGGTCGCCTTTGCGGGCGCGGCCAATGCCGGGCGGCCGATGCTGCTGGAGGGGGGCCTCCGCTGGCAGGCGATGAGCCTGACGCCTGCCGAGATGGATTTTGTGGGGTTGAAGGCGGCGGCGGCGCGGGAGATCGCGCTGGCCTTCGGCGTGCCGCCGATGCTGATGGGGCTGCCCGGCGACAATAGTTATGCCAATTATCGCGAGGCGAACAAGGCGCTGTGGCGGCAGACGATCTTGCCGCTGGTGGCGAAGATCGGTGCGGGGTTGGGGCAGGGGCTAGCCGGATGGTGGCCGGGGCTGCGGATCGAGGCGGATCTGGATGGCGTGGCGGCGCTGTCGGATGAGCGCGCGGCGCTGTGGGACCGGGTGGCGGCGGCGGATTTTTTGAGCGGGGATGAGAAGCGGGCGATGTTGGGGATTTGAGGCGGGCGTCGAGCCCCCTCTCCCAACTGCGCCTAGGCGGCTGCGCCGCCAAGGCTTCGTATCCCTCTCCCCGATGGGGCGAGGGGATTGGAGGATAAGATGACACAGGATGGCGAGATGCTGGCGCGGTTGGTGGCGCAGGCGCAGGGGGTGCCCGGCGCGGTGGACATGGTGATGATCCGCGCGCTGGTGGAGGAGGCGAGCGAACTGGGCGCGGGGCGGGCGCTGGAGCGGTTGGGGCTGGCCGACCGGCGGGCCGAGGGCGATGTGCGCGAATTGCGCGAGCTGCTGCGCGCCTGGCGCGACGCGAAAAAGGCGGCGCGCGGGGCGGTGATCGGCTGGGTTGTGCGGATCGGGCTGGCGCTGCTGTTGCTGGGGATGGCGGTGAAGATGGGCTTGTTGGGGTTGGTTAGGGCGTGAAGATCCAGCACCACGCCCCGTTCGTGCTGAGTAGAGGCTGAGCGTGTCGAAGCCTCGTATCGAAGCATGGGCGCTACGATCCTTCGATATGCCCCTTCGACTTCGCTCAGGGGCTACTCAGGACGAACGGAGATTATATGGATCAGGACGTGCGCTTTGCGGGCTATGCGGCGATTTTCGATCGGGTGGATCGGGGCGGCGATGTGGTGCGGGCGGGGGCGTTCGGTGGCGCTTTGGCGGCGGGCGTGCCGTTGCTGTGGCAGCATGGGCCGGGCTGCGTGATCGGGACGGTCGAGCGGCTGGCGGAGGATGCGCGCGGGTTGCGCGTGATCGGGCGGGTGTCGGTGCGCACGGCGGCCGGGCGCGAGGCGGCGGCGGCGCTGCGGGCGGGCGCGGTCGATGGGCTGTCGTTCGGATATCGGGTGAAGGCGGCGCGAGGCGGCGGAGCCGGTTTGGGGCCGCGCGAATTGCTGGCGCTGGATCTGGTGGAGGTGAGTTTGGTGAGCCATCCGATGCAGGAGGGGGCGCGGGTGATTAGGGTGGAGTGAAGGGGGCCTCATTTGGTTCGCGCGGAGACGCAGAGACGCGGAGAAGAAGAGAACTCGTCATTCCTATCTAGCGGATATCTTTCTGCGGCCAATGCTCCCTATCCCATCCTTCTGCCGGGAGGACATGCGCGTTGCGATTGCTCGTTGCTCCGCTATAAAATGGAGACTGGCCTGCACGTCCACTGGCCATGTAACGGGAGAACGACATGGCTCTTGCCTTGAATGTGGGGTGGCTATCGCAAGCGTTACGCGAAGATAAGGATGGCTTCGCATTTGGGTTGGATCAAATTTCCGATCTTAATGCGGTTCTCGCCGAATCGGGCGAGTCTCTTCATGAGGAACCCACCGATATTGCCGAGCATGATACCTACGAGGCGCAGATGTGGGGTTATGCGGGACTTCACGCTGTACGCCGACTGGCGGCCTACCATGCGTTGAAGGGCCAGTTACCACCGCCATGCACTTATGAAGATTTTGCCGATGATCCGCTTTTGCTGAAATTTTACGCCGAACACAGTTCTGAACTGGACAAGCCCAAAGCGGGATTTTTTGGCAGATTGTTCAGGAAGAAGTTGAAGGCACCTCTCCCGTTCGCACATTTAATTATGCATTCCGATTCCGAGGGATTTTATCTGCCCAGGCCGATGAACGAAGTCGTTTTCGACACGGCCAATCCACCACGGGACGGATTGGGGGAATGGTAGGTTCTTCCGTTCATCTTCTGGAAGAATGTTTGTTGCTGGCGGATTGGATTGGCCTGCCTGATGGGATTGACGCTGAATGCGACGATGTTGTCGAGGCGGCGGAGGCACCAGGAGGTGAAGGATGGCGCGTTTACGGGATAGAGGCATTTTGCCTGATCCGTTTGATTGAAGGGTGTCGGGCGTCGATCTTGCACAGGGGCGCTTTGCTGTTCACCTAGCATTTTATTGTTCCATATGAGGGTGTGTTCCCCCTCTTCCAACTGCGCCTAACCGGCATAGCCGGTAAGGCTTTGTATCCTTCTCCCCGCTGGGGAGAAGGTTTTCGAGAATTTCAGGGCGGTCCCATCCGGGGCCGCCCTTTTTTGTGTTTTCTAGCGGGAGAATGACATGACGGATGCTTTGGAGAGCAGCTTTGATGCGGCGGTGCAGGGGGAGCGGATTGCGGCTTTGGAGGCGGATTTGGGGGCTTTGCGGGTGGCGATGCAGCGGCCGGCGCTCGATGGGGTGAAGGGCGGGGCGCCAGGAAGTTTTGGCGATCCGGCGCGGAGCGCTTTTGTCGATCGCTATGTGCGGCAGGGGCTGGAAGCCGGGGTGGAGCTGAAGAGCTTTTCCGGTGCGACCGGTGCGGCGGGGGGCTATGCGGTGCCGCGCGAGATTGATCAGCTGATCGGTACGACGCTCAAATCGCTGTCGCCGATCCGCGCGATCGCCAATGTCGTGCGGACGGGGACGGCGGGCTATCGCAAGCTGGTGAGTGCAGGCGGCATCGTGTCGGGCTGGGCGAGCGAGACGGGCGCGCGGGCCGAGACGGGGACGCCGGTCTTCAACGAGATCGTGCCGCCGTCGGGGGAATTGTTCGCCAATCCGGCGGCAAGCCAAGCGATGCTGGACGATGCGCAGTTCGATGTCGAGGGCTGGCTGGCGAGCGAGATTGCGCGGGAATTTGCGGTGGCGGAAGGGGCGGCCTTCGTGACCGGCAACGGGACGAACAAGCCCAAGGGGTTCCTGACCTATACCACCACCAACGAGGCGGACGCGGTGCGCGCGTTCGGATCGCTGCAATATGTGGTGTCGGGGGCGGCGGGGGCTTTCCCGGCCTCGGACCCGCAGAACAAGCTGATCGACCTGGTGCAGAGTTTGCGCGCGCCCTATCGGCAGGGGGCGTGTTTCGTGATGAACTCGGCGACGCTGGCGGTCATTCGCAAGATGAAGACGAGCGACGGGGCGTTCATCTGGCAACCGGGGTTGAGTGCGGGGCAGCCCGCGACGCTGCTCGGCTATCCGGTGGTCGAGGCGGAGGATATGCCCGACATCGCGGCCAACAGCCTGTCGATCGCCTTTGGCAATTTCCAGGCGGGCTATGTCGTGGCCGAGCGCAACGAGACGAGCATCCTGCGCGATCCGTTCAGCAACAAGCCGTTCGTGCATTTCTATGCGGTCAGGCGGATCGGCGGGGGTGTGGCGAATAGCGAGGCGATCAAATTGATGCGGTTTGCGGCTTCGTAAGACGGGAGGTGGGGCACGCCCCCACCCCAACCCCTCCCCTGAAGGGGAGGGGCTTTTTTTGGTCTTTTTTCTGGGGGGTGGGATGGGGATCAGTGATGGGATGCTGGCGGATCTGGTGCGGGAGGTTTGCCATGATGGGGGCATGGGGCCGTTGCTGCTGGGTGGGGCGATGGCGGGGTTTCGGAGTTTTGATGCGGCGGTGGGGGGGGGGGTGGGCTTTCCCTATGTGATCATGAGCCTGGTCGATCCTGCGCAATGGGAAGCGGGGACCGGGACGCTGGATGGTGCGGGGCGGCTGGTGCGGACGCCGGTGGCGTCTTCGGCGGGCGGGGCGGCGGTGGATTTTGCGGTGGGCGAGAAGTCCGTGGCGCTGACCGTGCATGCGGCCTGGTTGGAGGCGGTGAACCTCCATGGCCATGGGATTGGCGATATTACGGGCCTTGGCGAGGCGCTGGCGGGGCGGCAGGCGGCGAGCGGGGAATTGGATGCCATTGCGGCGGTGAGCGGGACGGCGTTCGGGCGGGCCTTGCTAGGGCAGGCGGACGGCGCGGCTGTGCGCGGGCATGTGGGCGCGCTGGGCGTCAGTGGCATCCAGCGGATGCGCGGGGCGGAACTGCATATCAATACGCAATCCGGCGAGGATTATGCGCTGGAAGGGGCGATCGGCAAGGTGTCGGTGCTGACGCAGGCGATGTCGATCTTCATGGATGGCGGGCAGGCGAGCTTTCGCGTGCTGTCGTTCGGATCGCTGGCCAATAATCGGCTCTATCGCGCCAATGGCACGTTCGCGGCGCGCAGCGATGTCCTCACCAATGACGTGATCGGCGACTATAATGTCTGGGGGATGATCGGCGGGACGTTCGCCGAACTGTCGCGCATCCGCACGACGCTGACCGCTGCTGCGCCGGGGCCGACCAATTTAGCGTCGCGGATGAGTTTCCATGTCGGGCGCAATGGGTCGGCGGCGATGCAGGAGGCGTTGCGGCTGGAGCATCAGGCGCTGACCGCTTTCGGATCACTCGCACCGTCCAATGACAATGGCTTTGCGCTGGGGAGCGCGGCGGCGCGCTGGTCGGTGGTCTATGCCGCGAGCGGGGCGATCAATACGTCCGACGCGCGGATGAAATGTGACGTGGCGGCGGTCGGGGACGATCTGCTTGACGCCTGGGGCGCAGTCAACTGGCGGCAGTTTCGCTTTGCCGATGCGGTCGCGGCGAAAGGCGCGGGCGCGCGCTGGCATATCGGGCTGGTGGCGCAGCAGGTGCGCGACGCGATCGACGCGCGATTGGGCGCGGGTGCGGCGGTGCGGCTGGGGCTGCTGTGTCATGATGTCTGGGACGAGGGCGACCGCTGGGGGCTGCGCTATGACGAGTGCCTGGCGCTGGAGGCGGCGTGGCAGCGGCGGCGGATCGAGCGGATCGAGGCGCGGCTGGCGCTGCTGGAGGCGCAGGATGTTGCAGGGTGAGCCGCTGGGCGCGGGCGCGATCGGCGACCTGCGCGGTGGCGATGCGCCCTGGGGCGGCGCGTGGCGCGGCGGGGTGCGGCCGGGGCAGGACATGCGGGTCGCGGCGCGGCCTGCACCTGACCGACCGGAAGCGTTACGGGGGAGGATGATCCGATGAGCCTGATTGCCAAAGATCCGCAGGCGCGGATCGACCATGTCATCGACTGGTCCGCCTATCTGGCGGGGCAGAGCGTGATTGCGAGTGTGTGGACCGTCAGCCCGGCGGGGGCGCTGACGGTGGAAGATGCGGCGTTCGAGCCGGGGCGGACCAGCGTGCGGGTGAGCGGCGGGGCGGTGGGGCACGTCTATCGGCTGACCAACCGCGTCACTTTGTCCGACGGGCAGGTGGATGAGCGGTCGGTGACGGTCAGGGTGGAGGAACGCTGATGCTGGCGCAGGAGGAGAGCGGGGCGCTGGCGGCGTCGCTGGATGAACTCAAGGCCTATTTGCGGATCGAGACGGATAACGAGGATGCGGTGTTGGCGGGGTTGCTGCGCAGCGCGGCGGCGCTGTGCGAGCAATTTGTCGGCCAGTGGCTGATCGTGCGCGGCGCGCGTGAGATGGTGGCGGCGCGCCAGGGCTGGCAGCGGCTCGGCGCGCGGCCGGTGCTGGCGATCGAGGCGGTCGAGGCGGTGGACGGCGACGGGGTGGCGCAGGCGCTGCCGGTCGATGCCTATGCGATCGACATCGATGCGGCGGGCGATGGCTGGGTGCGATCGACGCGGGCGGACGAGCGGCGGCGGCTGGCGGGGCGCTATCGCGCGGGCATGGCGGCGGAGATGAACGGCCTGCCCGAAGCCTTGCGGCAGGGGATCGTGCGGCTGGCGGCGGAACATTTCATGGCGCGCGGCAATGAGGGCAGTGCGCCGCCCGCGGTGGTGAGCGCGCTGTGGCGGCCGTTCCGGCGGATGCGGCTGGCATGAGGGCGGCGTTGATGCGGCGCGTCGAGGCGCGGGCGGCGCGCAGGCGGGGGGCGATTGCGGCGGCGCTGGTCGAGGCGGGCGTTGATGTGGTGATCGACGGTGAGGCGGTGCGGGTGTCGGGGCGGGGTTTGCGGGCGCGCTGGTGGCGCGACCTGGCGCTGCGCGAGGCGGGGAGGACGGGGTCATGAGCGCGGAACTGGCGGTGCGGAGTGCGGTGATCGCGGCGTTGCGGGCGGATGGCGCGCTGATGGCGGGGCTGAACGCGCTTTATGATGGCGAGCCGGTGCGGGCGAGTGCGCCCTATGGGCATGTCGGCGACTGTATCGGCACCGACTGGGGCGGCAAGCAGGTCAAGGGGCGCGAAGTGCGGCTGACCATCGGCTTGCAGGATGCGGGCGAGACGCCGGGGCGGCTGGCGGCGATGATCGGGCGGATCGATCCGGCGATCGGCGCGGTGCAGGCGCGCGAGGGGTGGCGGATCGTTACGGCGCGGCTGGTGCGGTCGCGGATGATGCGGAGTGGAGGCAAGCCGCCGAGCGGGTGGCAGGCGGTGATCGACTATCGGCTAAGGGCGGTTTGGGAGGGGGGCTAGGCGTCGCTTGTGGCTGGCGTCGAGCCCCCTCTCAACTGCGGCTAGGCAGCAAGCTGCCAAGCCTTCGTATCTCTCCCCGCTGGGGAGAGAGGGGGGTGGTCAACTGGGGCGGTTATAGTCTTCATATTCGGCGGTGATCTTGTCGACATATTCGGCGATCTGGTCGTCGGCGTCGGCTTGTGCCGCCTTTTCCGACATGCCGTCGGCCTTGTCGGTGGCGACGATCGCGGCGCGGAAGACGGCTTCCTTGTCGGCGCAGCTCTTCTTCATCTCCGACTGGAAGTCGCCGAGCGGCAATTTCTTGTCGAGGCCGGGTTTGATCTGGGCGGACAGGCATTGGGAATAGGCTTTGCGGCCTGCGCCGACCGCGTCGGCCGAAGGGGCGGCGGCCAGCATCGTGACCAGCGACATAATCAGAAACATCGGGACTCTCCTGAACCTGCGTTTTGCACGCTTTGACTGATGAAAGGATGCGCCATGGGCGTCGAAAAAGGAAGTGCGTTTCTGTTGAAAGTGGGGGACGGCAACATCCCCGCAACATATGCGACCGTCGCGGGGATGCGGACTACGCAATTGTCCGTAAATGGCGAGGCGGTGAACATTACGTCCAAGGATTCGGGCGGCTGGCGCGAATTATTGTCGGGGGCAGGGGTGCGATCGGTCAGCGTGTCGGCGGCCGGGCTGTTCACAGGATCGGCGGCGGAAGTGCGGATCCGCAACCATGCGCTGTCAGGCACGATCGACCACTATGAGCTGAGTTTCGAGAGCGGCGAGCGGATGCGCGGGCGCTTTCTGGTGACGCGGCTCGACTATGCCGGGGACTATAATGGCGAGCGCAATTATGCGCTGAGCCTGGAAAGCTCCGGCGCGGTGGTGTCGGAATGAGCGGGGTTGTGAACCCGGAAAGGGGCGAGGCGGCGTTGGAGATTGGCGGCGACGTGCTGGCGTTGCGGCCGAGTTTCGGGGCGCTGGTGGCGGCGGAAGCCGAACTGGGGCCGTTGTTCGACCTGGTCGAGCGGGCGGCGGACGGGAAATTGTCGCTGGGCGATATGGCGGCCTTGTTCTGGCATTGCCTGGTCGATCGCGAGCGGATGGACCGGGAGGCTCTGGGCGAGGCGATGCTTGTCGTTGGGCTGGCGCGGTTGACGCCGGTGCTCAAGACGCTGTTGCAGCAGATATTGGCGGGCAAATGAGGCGCTTTGCCGAGGGCGCGCGGCGGTTGGCGGGGGTGGCCGGGTGGTTGCTTGGCTGGCGGCCGGAGGAGTTTTGGCGCGCGACGCCGGCGGAGCTGGCGACGGTGCTGGGCGCGGCGTTGGGGGAGGATGAGGGTGGTGAGGGGGTGGATGGGAGTGAGTTGGCGCGGTTGATGGGGGTGATGCCGGATTGAGGCATCTCGCCGCCACAAATCGGATCGTCATTCCCGCGTAGGCGGGAATCCATCTCTCCGCCTCTGTTCGTGGTGATGGGGTGGGAGATGGGTTCCCGCCTGCGCGGGAATGACGTGGTTCTATGGATCGGGCGTCGAGCCCCCTCTTCCAACTGCGCCTAGCCAGCACGCTGGCAAGGCTTCGTATCCTTCTCCCCGCCGGGGAGAAGGTTTTCTTTTATCGGGAGGCGCTGGTGGACGAGGAAATCGAGACGCTGGTGGTGCGGGTTCGGGCGGATAGGCAGGGGTTGAGCCGCGATGTCGAGGCGATGCGGGCGGGGTTGGAGGGGCCGTTGGGCGAGGGGGCCGAGCGGGCCGGGCGGCGGATCGAGCAGGGGCTGATGCGGGCGGTAAGGACCGGCAAGTTCGGGTTCGAGGATTTGCGGCGGATCGCGCTGTCGGTGCTGGACGAGATTGCGGCGGGCGCGGTGCGCGGCGCGGTCGGCGGCGGGGGGAGCAGCGGCGGCGGGCTGGTGAGCCTCGGCGCGTCGCTGCTGACGGCGGCGCTGGGACTGCCGGGGCGGGCGACGGGCGGGCCGGTCGCGCCGGGGCGGGCCTATATGGTCGGCGAGCGCGGGCCGGAGATGTTCGTGCCGACGAGCAGTGGGCAGGTGGTCGCGGGCGGCGGCGGTGCGCGTGACGTGCGGGTGAGCATCGCGGTTAATGGCCGCGGCGGCGAGAGCGAGCCGCGCTTGCTGGCGCGCAGTGCGCGGCAGGTGGCGCGGGCGGTGAAGGGGGCGCTGGGCTGATGGCGGGACTGGACTATTGGCTGGCGGACGCGCGGCGGGGGCAGGAGACGCGCTTTTTCAAGCGGTTCGCGCCGACGCATTGGACCGTCAATTTTCCGCGCCCGATGATGGCGAGCGTCGTCACGACCGCGCCGGACGCTGTGCGGGTGGATGCGGTTTTCTATGGGTCGGGCGATCTGGCGGGGTTGATCTGGGACGCGGTGGACGGGTGGAGCCATCCGCTGTTGGCCTATGAGACGGCACGGGATTTTCGCGACTGCGTGTTGCGGTTTCGGTGGCGCAGCGGGGGCGTGCGCAGGCTGGACGAGACGCATGGGCCGACGCTGACGATCGAGGGACGGGACGCAAGCGGGGTGGCGCGGGCCTGGTATGTGCGCTTGTGGAATTATGCGAGCGGCGGGCCGGAAGATGCGGAGATACTGCTGAATTTTGCGGCCTTGGAGGGTGGTTATCTGTTGCCTGACGAGAGTGATCCGGTTTGGGCAGGCGACATTGACCGGATGTTCATCTCGCTGGTGCCGTCCGCTTATGATGCGGGCGCGACGCCCTTTGCCGGGGCGCAGGAGGGTTGGGCCGAGCTGACCGGGATGCGGTGCGATGGCGCGGGATCGGTGCTTGTCGTGGGCGATGTGATGTTGCCCGAACATGGACTCGGAATCGCGACGGGCTATGATGATTGTTTCAACCAGACGCCGCAGCGGGTGGTCGAGGCGATCCATGCGCTGGGCTATCGTGGGGCAATCAACCATTATGTGGGCATGAGCCATTATTTCCGGCTCGAACGCGTGGGCGACGGGCTATATGTCAGCCTGAGCGGGGGCGCGCTGAATGCGCCCTGCGCGGCGTGGCACCGGGACTTTGCGGCGCAGGCGAAGCGGCTGGGCTTCGATGTGATCTGGTCGCTCTCCTATGAATTGTTCGACGCGCATTGCTGGAACGACTGGAAGCAGCGGGCGGGCAATGGCGACCCGGCGCTGACCGGATGGGTGCCGCCGTCGACCTTGCTGTCGCCTGCGCATGGCGGGGCGATGGCTTATCTGCAAGCGGTGGCGCTGGCCTTTGTTTCCATAGGGTTGGCGGCGGAATTGCCGATCCGGTTTCAGGTCGGTGAACCCTGGTGGTGGGTGATGCCCGCCGATGGGCGCATATGCCTCTATGATGCGGCGGCGCGGGCGGCCTTTGGCGGGAGCCCGGTGGCGATCCCCGATGTGCGCGGGGAATTGGACGCGGCCCAATGCGCGCTGCTGGATCAGGCGGGTGCGCTGCTGGCGGCGTCGACGGCGGCGCTGTGCGCGGCGGTGAAGGCGGCGGTGCCGGAGGCAGTCACGCATTTGCTGGCCTATCTGCCGACGATCCTCGACCCGCAGGCGCCGGAGGCCAAGCGGGCGAACATGCCGGTGGGCTGGGCAGCGCCTGCCTTCGATGTGCTGCAGTTGGAAGATTATGACTGGGTGACGGAGGGGCGGCCCGCGCGGACGGCGCAGGGGGTGGCGCTGGCGACGGCGCGGTTGGGCTATCCGGTGGACGAGCAACATTATCTGTCGGGCTTCGTGCTGTTGCCGGAGCAGGCGGGGCAATGGCGGGAGATCGTGGCGGCGGCGCAGGCGTCGGTCGCGCGGGGGAGCGCGGCGACCTTCCTCTGGGCGCTGCCGCAGGTCTGCCGCGATGGTCTTACGCTTTTCAGGCGGGATGGGGAGGATGCGATGCAAGCCTTTGACGATGTGGTCTTTCCCTTGGGAATAGGGCGGGAGGCGAGCGTGTCGCCCGCCTTTTCGACGCAGATCGTGGAAAGCCCGTCGGGGCATGAGCGGCGCAGCAGCGATTGGGCCGATGCGCGGCTGTCCTTCGATGCGGGGCCGGGGGTGCGGAGCGAGGCGGATATTGCCACGCTGATTGGGTTCTTTCGCGCGCGGCGAGGGGCGGCGCGGGGGTTCCGCTTTGCCGATCCCTATGATGATCGCAGCGGGTTGCCGGGCAGCGTGCCGGGGCCGCTGGATCAGAGGCTGGGGATGGGCGACGGGGTGCGGACCAGCTTCCAACTGATGCGTCATTATGGCGTCGGCGCGGAGGCGCAGGGACGGATCATTACCCGGCCGGTAGCGGGGACGATCCGGGTGGCGGCCGATGGGGTCGAGATGAGCAGCGGATGGAGCCATGCCGGGTTGGGGGTGATCGCGTTCGAGGAAGCGCCAGCGGACGGCGTGCTGCTGACCGCCGGGTTCCGCTTCGACGTGCCGGTGCGCTTTGCCGAGGACCGGATCGACATCAACCGCGCGACATTTGCCGCCGGGGAAGCGCCGTCGGTGCCGCTGGTGGAGATACGCGAATGAGCGCGGCCGAGAGTTTGGGCCAGCCGCTTGGCACCCTGGCCTTTTGCTGGCGGATCGAACGGCGGGACGGGGTGACGATCGGGCTGACCAGCCATGATCGCGATCTGATGATCGGCGGGCTGCTGTACCGCGCCGCGCCGGGGATGACGCCATCGGCGATCCGCAGCGGCATCGGGCTGGATGGCGAGGATAGCGATGTCGGCGGGGCGTTGACGAGCGAGGCGATCAGCGAGGCGGACCTGATGGCGGGACGCTGGGACGGGGCGGCGCTGGAATTGCGGCTGACGCAATGGGAAGAACCGGGGGCGCTGTGGCTGTTGCTGGCGTCGGGCGAGATGGGTGCGGTGGCGCGCAGAGGGGCGGCCTTTACCGCCGAGCTGGTGGGTGCGGCGGCGGTGCTGGGCGCGGCGGTGGTGCCATCGACCGCGCCCGATTGCCGCGCGCGGCTGGGTGATCGGGCGTGCCGGGTGGATATGGCCGGGCGGCGACGGGTGGTGACGGTTACGGGCGTCGCGGATGCAGTGGTGGCGATCGGCGGGCTGACGGCGGGGGGCTATGCTTTTGGCACGCTGCGCTGGCTGGGCGGGGCCAATGCGGGACTGACGCAGGGGGTGGCGGATAATGATGCCGCGGGTGTGACGCTGACCGATCCGCCTGCCTTTGCGGTGGCGCCGGGGACGCTGGCGCTGCTGACGCAGGGGTGTGATCGGCAATTGGCGACCTGTGCCGGGCGCTTTGGCAATGCGGTCAATTTTCGTGGCGAGCCTTATTTGCCGGGGATGGACCTGTTGACGCGCTATCCCGGCGCATGAGCGGGGCGACACGGATCGTCGCGGCGGCGCGGGCGATGCTGGGCGTGCCGTTTCGGCTGCATGGGCGGAGCGAGGCCGGGGTGGATTGTGTCGGGCTGGCGGTGTTGGCGCTGGGGCGGGCGGGACAGAGTGGGATGGCACCGGTCGCTTATGGGTTGCGGAGCGGGGAGGTCGGGCTGGCCGAGCGCTGGCTGGGCGCGGCGGGGCTGGTCCGGGTGGATCAGGGCGCGTCGGGCGACCTGGCGCTGGTGCGGCCGGGGCCGTTGCAACTGCATCTGATGATTTTGGTGCCGGGTGGTTTTGTCCATGCTCATGCGGGGTTGCGGCGGGTGGTGGAGATGCCGGGCGCTTCGCCCTGGCCAGTGATGGGCTGGTGGCGGGCGGAATGGGGATGGTGATGTGGGCGTCGCCCCGATCCTTCGATACGCTATTTCGACAAGCTCAATAGCTACTCAGGACGAACGGTTTTACTGAAATGTAAAGGAAGCGGTCATGGCGACGGTGGTGCTGACGGCGGTGGGGACAGCGTTGGGTGGCCCGATCGGGGCGGCGATCGGCGCGGTGCTGGGCAATGTGATCGACCGGGAAATCCTGTTCAAGCCCAAGGGGCGCGAGGGGCCGCGCCTGTCCGATTTGCAGATCCAGACATCGACCTATGGCGCGCAGATTCCGCGCCTGTTCGGGACGATGCGGGTGGCGGGCACGGTGATCTGGGCGACGGACCTGCAGGAAGTGCGGAGCAAGAGCGGTGGCGGCAAGGGGCAGTCGAGTGTGGCCAGCTACAGCTATAGCGCGAGTTTTGCGGTGGCATTGTCGGCGCGGGCGATCGGGTCGATCGGGCGGATCTGGGCCGATGGCAATTTGCTGCGCGGGGCGGCGGGGGATTTCAAGACCGAGCTGTCGGCCTTTCGCGTGCATTTGGGCGGCGTGGACCAGCCGGTCGATCCGCTGATCGCGTCGGCGCAAGGGGTGGCGATGACGCCTGCGCATCGGGGGATGGCCTATGTGCTGTTCGAGGATCTGGCGCTGGCCGATTATGGCAATCGCATTCCGTCGCTGACGTTCGAGGTGGTGGCGGATGCGAGGCCGGTGTCGGTGGGGGCGATTGCGGCCGATCTGAGCGACGGGGCGCTTGGGGGTGAGGGGCTGCCGGAGGTGGCGGGCTTTGCGGCGAGCGGCGGGGATGTGCGTGAGGCGATTGCGGCGCTGAGCGAGGTGCATGGGCTGGCGTTGCAGGGGGATGCGGGCGGATTGCGGCTGGCAGTGGCGGGCAGCGTGGCAGCCGCGCATGTCGATGGCGCGATGCTGGTGCGGCGGGTCAATGGGCGGGCGATGGATGCGGTCGAGCGGTCGGCGGCGGCGGCTGAGACGGTGCCGGTGGCGCTGTCGCTGCGCCATTATGATGGTGCGCGCGATTATCAGGCGGGGGTGCAGCGGGTGATGCGACCGAGGCCGGGGCGGGTCGAGCGCGGCGTCGAACTGCCGGCTGTGCTGGAGGCTGGCGCGGCGCGGGCCTTGGCGGGTGCGCGGTTGCAGGCGGGATGGGCCGGGCGGGCGACGATGACGCTGCGGTGCGACTGGTCGGCGCTGGCGCTGGCGGTGGGCGCGGTGGTTAGCGTGGACGATGCGCCGGGGCTGTGGCGGATCGAGGAGCGGGAATGGGAGGGCATGGCGGTGCGGTTGGCGCTGCGCCGGGTGCCGGGGGCCGGGCCAGCGATGCCGGGTGCGGCGTCGTCCGGCGCGATCGTGCGGCAGGTGGATGCGCCGCATGGGGCGACGCATTTGGCGCTCGCCGAATTGCCGCCGGTGCGCGAGGGGTTGGCCGATGGGCCTCTGATCGTGGCGGCGGCGAGCGGGGGTGCGGGGTGGCGCAGCGCGGCGCTGTTCGTGATGAGCGGGACGGGCGAGGCGGTGCCGATCGGGCCGAGCGCGCCGCGCGCGGTGGTCGGCGTGGCGGAGACGGCCTTGCCGGTCGGGAGCGCGACGTTGGTGGATGCGCGTCATGCGCTGACGGTGGCGTTGCTGGCCGACGATATGGATGTGTTTCCGGCCGATGAGGCGGGGTTGGCGCAGGGGCGGAATCTGTGCCTGGTCGGGCGCGAGTTGATGCAGTTTGCAGGCGTCGAGGCGCTGGGGGCCGGGCGGTTCATGTTGCGCGGGTTGCGGCGGGGGCTGCGCGGGAGTGAATGGGCGATGGCGGGGCATGAGCCGGGCGAGGCTTTCCTGCTGATCGAGGAGGATCGGCTGGTCGAGCCGCTGACGGCGCTGGGCGGGCAGGGCGAGATCGGCGCGATGGTCGAGGTGCGGGCGGTGGGGCGCGGCGATGCGGTGCCGGTGGCGGCGATGCTGACGATCGGCGGTGACGCCGTGATGCCGCCTGCGCCGGTGCATCTGACCGCGCAGCCGACGGCGGACGGCTGGGCGTTCGGCTGGACACGGCGCAGCCGCAACGGATGGCGCTGGGCGAGCGGGGGCGACGTGCCGTTGGGCGAGGAGAGCGAGCGCTATGCGGTGACGGTGCTGGACGGCGGGGCGGTGGTGCGGGCTGCGGAAAGCACGGTGCCGCAATGGCAATATGATGCGGCGATGATCGCGGCGGACGGCGTGGCCGGGCGCGCGCTGGTGTTGGACGTGCGGCAGGTGGGCACGCGGGCGACCGGGCGGGCGGCGCGGATCGATTTTACCGTCTGACATTGGCGGGACTTTATCGGGAGACGGGATATGGACGGAACGCCGCGATGGGCCTTGCCCTTTTTGTTCGCCGGGCAGGCGCAAAAGGAAATGTTCCACAATGAGGCGCTGGTGCGGATCGACGCGCTGGTTCACGGGGTCGCGCAGAGCGCGGACCTGGCCAGCCCGCCGGTTGCGCCGGAGATTGGCCAATGCTGGATCGTCGCTGAGGGGGCGACGGGGGCGTGGGACGGGAATGACGGTGCGGTGGCGTTATGGACCGACGGCGGATGGCGATTTATCGCCGCGCAGGCGGGATTGCGGCTGTTGGTGGTGGATCGCGATCATGCACTGCAACATGATGGCAGTGCGTGGCGCGGTGCTGCCGAGCGGGGCGACGGGCTGTATATAGACGAGCTGAAAGTCGTCGGGACGCGGCAACCGGGAATCGCAGCCCCGACCGGGGGCGAAACGATCGACGCGCAGGCGCGTAATAGCATCGCCTTGATGCTGACTGCTTTGCGGGCACATGGCCTCATTCATTCGTAA